TTGGTACCGGAGCTTGCGGGACGGATTTATGACGCGCATCCGCCAGAGAGCGCTGCAGATGATTTCTTTGCCGTTGTGCAGCTTGGCGAGGATGTATGGAAATCACCGTGGGCCGGCTACCGTCAGGTGATCAGGCTGAAGCTGTACGCGGGCGGGACTGCCGCTGCACGTCAGCTGGATTCGCAGGCGGAACGGCTCATACAGGGACTGCATCGGAAGCGGGTAACGGGTCCGGAAGACCATGCCTTCAAGCTTCATTATCTCGGCGTTCCGGAAGCGGATCAGCGGGATTTCAGCCTCGGCCGCACGCTCCGGGTGATCCGTTTCGGCGTTTATGTCCCGGAGGCGTCAGCCAGCGGCCATGACTCCGGAAGCAACGGCGAACCGGATGAGTGGCTTTCCGCGCTGATCGCGTGGACCTCCAAGCAGCTCGGAAGCAGCTGGAGCGTGTACCGGACGGCATGGCCGGCGGACCGGGAAGATCATGCCGTGCTGTGGCGATTGTCGGGATGCGAGACGAAGATGGCCGGAGCCTCCGTCTACGAAATCAGCAAGAGCTTCACTGGTCATGTGGCGTCTACTTCTTCAGAGCATGAACAGTTAACGGCATTTTCGCTGGTGGAGTCGCTTGGCTCCGAGGCCCAGCTGCTGCTTGATCCCGAAGCTGGCCGGTATTTGTCCGTCGCCGGCATTTCCGGCGATTTGGAGGCCGATGCGATTTTGAACGGTCAGCTCAAGCTGACGCTCATCCAGCGGCAGATGCGTTCGGCGCAGGAGGCCGCAAGGATTCGCCGCGTTCATGTTCATCCGATTCTAAATTAAGGAGGGCTCGAGATGGCGGTTAAGAAATCTATCAAGACGGAAGTGAACAGCGGAAGCGAGCCGCGGTACACATTGGCTGAGCTGACGGCTCATGCCAAGGAACGGTTCGGCGTCCGGCCTGAAGTCATTACCGGCGCTATGTACGGAGCAGCGGGCGAGCTGTTTACCGTAGCGGAGGTACAGGAACAAATCAAACATTTTATGAAAGCGAAGGTGGACTGATTATGGCGGGAGGAACATGGGATAGCACGAATAAACCGGTATTGCCGGGTTTGTATATGAATTTTAAAGCGGCGGCAGCCTCGGCGATTCAAGGCGGCGCACGTGGGACGGTCATCGTTCCCGTAAAGGCGAACTGGGGACCGGTACGCGAGTTTGTCGAGATCGGAAACGAGCATGCGATCGGCGAGTTATTCTCCGCAGATCACGAGAATGGAGCAACCGCTTACCGGACGCTGTATCTGGCGCTGCTGGGCGGTCCGAAAAAGCTGCTCGCGTACCGTCTTGCGGACAGCACGGCTTCGGTGGCGTCCGTTACGCTGCAAGATGGCGAAGCGACGCCGTCCGATGTGCTGCAGCTTCAGGCTAAATACCCGGGCAGCCGCGGAAACGGCTTCTCGGTAACGATTCAGCCGTCGCTGATGGATCCGGCCGCTCGGGAGCTCCGCCTGTATGAAGGGGCCAAGCTGCTCGGCACCTATATTGGCGCCGACGGTACGGCCGCATCGATCGCTGCGAAGGTGAATGAGGACGCGGAGAACGTCTGGGTGAGCGCGACCGTGCTCGGCGATGGCAGCGCAGTGCCTGCCGACGTCAACGGCGCAGCATTCACCGGCGGAACCAGCGGCAACAGCGGAATTGCCAATGCGGATTATCTAGAGTTTCAAGAAGCCGCCGAAGGCCGGCAGTTCGATGTCGTGGCACTGGACGATGCGGCCGACATGTCCTTGCTTCAGAGCTTTGCCGCTTGGGTGAAGCGCCTCCGCCAGGAAGGTCGCGGAGTTATGGCCGTATTCGGCGGAAGCGCGGCCGACGATGTGTCCAAGGATGCGCCGAAGACCGCAGCCGCCCGTTCGCTTGCGCTGAACCATGAAGGCGTTGTGAACGTCGGCACCGGCGTGCGCTTGTCCGGCGTGGTTTACAGCTCTGCGCAGACAGCCGCCTATGTGGCTGGCTTGATTGCAGGTCAGCGGCTGAACCAGTCCGCTACATATGCGGTGACGCCATTTGAGGATGTCACCCGCCGGTGGAGCCGCTCGGAACAGGAGCTTGCGGTTCAGAACGGTGTTTTCCTGCTTATCTTTGACGGACGCCAGGTGAAAGCTTTGCGGGGCATTAATACGCTCGTGAATCCGGCGGAGGGCCAGAACAATGCGTGGAAGAAGATTCGTTCGATCCGCGTCATGGATGCCATTCATGCCGACCTGCAGGCGGCCGCTGAAGGCACGTACATCGGCAAGGTGAATAACACCGAGGAAGGCAGGCTAGCGCTGATCGGGGCCGTGAAGGAATATTTGGGCCAGCTGTCGCTGAGCAACGTCATCGAGCCGGACGGCTATGACGTCATTCTGGACCCTGCCTACTACGGCGATTCCGCGGTGAAGCAGCCGGAGCCGGATCAAGTGTTCCTGCAATGGAACGTGAAGCTGACCGATGTGATGGAGCAGCTGTTTGGCACGTTTTACGTGCAATAAAGGCAGAAGTGGCTTACGGTAACGTGAAGAGCCGTATCGGCAAGGGCGCAGGGCGATTTAGGAACGAGTGGACCGGTTCGACTTTTGCGGCACCGTGAAGCCCGGTCAATCCAATCATTCAAAAATGCTGAGGAGGAATATCTATGTTGGATGCTTCAAGAGTCATTATGGGAACGTATGGCCAGGCCTATATCGACGGGGTATGGCAGACGCATATTAACAAGCTGGAAGCGAGCGTGGAGCTTGAGAAGCGCGAGCTGAAGCTGGTCGGCAACGACTGGACGGTGCATAAGAGCGGGAGCAAAAAAGGCACCGGCACGATGAGCGGCTATAAGGTCACATCGGACATGATCGCCCGCGGCTTTACGAAGTTCGATATTATTTCCAAGCTGGACGACCCGGAATCGTACGGTCATGAGCGCGTGCGCCTGATCCGCTGCATGCCGGACAAGATCCAGCTCGCGAACTGGACTGCGGGTGAAGAAGTGCAGGAGGAGACATCGTTCACCTTTGAGGGGTACGAGCTGCTCGATCCGATTTCGGCGGACTAATATTTCTATTATAAGAGTGAAAATAGCATAAATATGCAGCATCGATCGATGATACATGCCGTGAATGTTGGGAGATGCTGCTCTTTTTATGGGAAAAGAGATGAATGGTTCACGCCTTGAATAACTGGTGGAGTGAACGATTGAAAGGCTAAAGAATCGGGAAAGGGGACAACGATGTGAGCTTGAACGAGCATTTGAGCGAAGAGCAAATTTTGGACAGCCTGTTCGAGGCGGCGGAGAAGCTGCCGGAGGAAACGGTGCGCATCAAGCGGCTCGATATGCAAATCGTGCTGCACGGTTTGACTTCGAGCAAGGTGGACAGCATCCGGGAGCGCTGCACGGTCCGCCGGAACGTGAAAGGCGCGGTGGATGAGAAGGTGGATACGGAGACGTTCAACGCGCTCCTGATTTCGGAAGCGACCGGCAGCTTGTCCGTCAAAGGGCTGACGCTGAACGGCTGGGGCGATCCGCGCATCACCAGCCGCTTGAAGCTGTCGGGCGGAGAGCAGGCGGTCCGCCGGATGCTGCTGGCCGGGGAGCTGGATGCCGTCGGCGATAAGGTGCTTGAGCTGTCCGGCTTCGGAGTCGAGATCGCCGACCTAAAAAACTGATCGGCTCCGGGGGAATGACTACGATGCTGTACCACTTATGGGCCCGGCATCACCTTCTCCCCGGAGAGTTTTGGCGGCTGCCGCGAGGCGAGCGCTTATTGCTGCTCGCTTTTTCCCAGGAGGAAATGGACCGGCTCGCAGATCAGAGCGAAATGTGAGGAGGTGAATCGATATGGCTGAAGCCATGAACTACCGGATGAATCTGGTCATTGATCCGAAAAACGTCATCAAGGCGAACCGCGAGCTGCGCGCCATGGAGCGCTACTTCGAACGCATCCAGGGCCGGGTGCTGCGAATCGGCAGAACCCGCATGGCACCGGAGATCGTGCTGAAGGACCGCGCCTCCAAAGGCCTGGACAACCTGCTGGCCAAGATCAACCGCGTGAAATCGCAGGTGATCAATGCTTCGGGGAATGTGAATATGAATGTGAATGTCAAGCATTCCGCGCAGCCGCTGAACTTCGATCCCTTAGTAAAGGCACTTAAAGAAAATACAGTTGCCTTGAAGGGCCTTGCCGACGCGCTTGCGAAACTGCAGCTTGGCGGCGGGGGAGGAGCACAGAAGCCGAAATCCAAGCTTGATCATGCCATCGATATGTTTGGGGCAATGAAAACATTCGGAGGAGGTGCTAAAAGCGTAGGCGAGCTGCGCGATAAGACGAAAAAGGTAGGCGATGCCTGGCTTGGAAATGATACCAAAGCGAACAAAGACTCCTCCAATTCGGAGAGCTCCTATCCTAAAGAATCCAGAGTGGAGCGAGGGAGAAGGCAGCGAAAGGGAAGGGGATTTAGAACGATCGCTGCCGCGGGTGACTTGATTGAAACCGTAGGTAATGCAGGTACGGGGATTCTCGGAGGAGCCAGAGACTTCTGGAAAAGCGGAAGCGCGCTTTTTGGCGGTGGCAGCAGCGCCCCTGCGACCAGCGGGATAAGCGCAGGAAGCAGTCCGGCTGCACAAGCAGTGGCGAATCCTGGCAGCAAGGCTGCCGCGACACCGGCAGATAAAATAGCGGACACTGGCAGTACGGCATCTGGAGCGGGCAAAGGCACGGACAACGGGGCAGCTTCGCAAGCGGCGGTAGCAGCAGATCCAAAGGTTGCTGCTTCCAAGGTGTCAGCAGGAGCAGTTCCAAACAAGCTTGCTTCCGGCTTCTTAAAGGGAGCAGGCAAGCGAATCTTGGGACCTTTAGGCTTCTTAGCTGACGTTAACGATATTGCGGCGGCCAAACCCGGAAAAGAGCGCAATCAAGCGATCGGCTCTGCCGTTGGCGGTGGTATAGGCGCAACGATCGGCGGCGCGATCGGGTCCGTTATCCCGGTGGCCGGCACCTTGGTAGGTTCGACCGTCGGCGGCGCTGTCGGCAGCTTCGTGGGCGAAAAAATCGGCGGTGCAATTAACGGGATTACGAAAACGTTCAAGTCGGGCGGAGATAAGGTATCGAAATGGTTCTCCAACACGTTCTCGTTCGGGAAAAAGAAAAAGGACGTTGTTGCCGAGGCAAAGCCGGCTCCGAAGCCGGCGGCACCAGCCGTTTCTGCCCCAAGTGCCATGATTGCCAATCCGGCACCAGCAATACCTGCGGGTCCGGCAACCCCACGCCCGCCATCCGCCCCAGTCCTTCCATACTCCGGATCATCTTTCGGTCCACCGGCCATTGATCCCGCCCGAAGCCAGGCGTATGCCGCCGGCAAGCAGATGTCGCCGCAAATGGTTCAGATCAGTCCGGAGCAAATGAGCGCGCTGACGGGATATTTGCGGGATTCCAAAACGGAGGCGACAACCAACTATAATCTTCCGCCTGGAGCGGTGCAGGTTACGGTGCGTGAGGAGCATCCGGTGGATGTGGAGGGATTGATTCTGCAGGTCGGACAGCGCCTGAGAGCGGAGTTGATGAAAGCATCCCAGAACCGGAAGCCGGCTGCGCCTATGCCATATTAACGGTTGGAGGCACTAGGCAGGCAAGAAACTTTAGCAGCATTTTAACGGAAAGGAGGGGCCGGCGATGGAGTTTATTTTGAAGAACGGCAAGGGGAAGGAATTTATATTTCCGGTTAATCCCGAGGAAGTGACCATTTCACGGCAAAAGGGCTTTGAAACGGCAACGATTCTAACCTTTGGCGAGTTTGATTTTCCGCAGGGAAACAAAATCAAGGAAATATCCTTCTCTTCTTTTTTTCCAAAAGAGTTCGACGAATCATACTGCAAAGGAAGCCGGGATTCGCACCCGAAACCGCAAACGGCCATGAATACGCTCAATGAGTTCCTGGTGTCCAAAACGCCGCTTCAGTTTATCATTACCGAAACCGCGGTCAATGTACCGGTGTTCGTGGTTTCCCATCAAACGACGTTTCGCGGCGGGGAGCAGGGGGATGTGTATTTCGACCTGACCCTCCGGACGTGGAGTGAGATGAAAGTAGCGAAAACCGCCGGCGCATCGGGCATCAACAAAAAGCCGCGGGCCGACATGAAGGAGAAAAGCAAGACTTACACGGTCAAGCCGGGGGACTCCCTCTCCAAAATCGCCAAGCTGGAGCTCGGGGACAGCTCGAAATGGAACCAGATCTATACACTGAACCGGCAAGCGATCGGCAACAATCCAAATGCCATTAAACCCGGTCAAAAGCTGGTGCTGCCATGAGTTATAAAGTGATTTTGCAGGACAAATACGATTTGTCGCCTCTGGTGGAAGCTATCAACTTAAGGGATTCCCTGGAGCAGGTCGCCTATCAAGGCACGGTGAACCTGGTGGTGACGCCGGACTTGCCGCCGATTTCACCCGGGATGGCGATTCGGATCAGCGGTATTCCCTATGGGAAGAAGGACTATGTTCCCCTGCTCCATCCAGCTGTGGTTTGGGAAGCGGAGACTACGAACAATGGCGTGAAGCGGATGACGCTGACGATCTATGACCGGACGGTCTATCTGGATAAATCCGAGGATGAATATTTGTTCCCGGCAAAACAGACGGCAACGCAGCGCTTCAAAAAGTACGCGGCCGACTGGAACATCAAGATTGCCCATCTGCCCGATACCGAAAAACAGCTCGGACGCTCCGTTTACCGGACGCAGTCGATCTATGCCAGCATGTTCGCGGATTTGCGGGAAACGGCCAAGGCCGGCGGCAAGCTGTACCATCCGCGCATGGTCCCTTCGGGACTTGAGCTGTATGAGCTGGGGTCAAACCGCGAGGTATACGTCTTAGAGACGTTAACCGATACGATTCAGCAGCGGACGCTCGAAGGGGCGGCGACCAAGGTCAAGGTGCTGGCAACATCGGCCAGCGAGACCGGGAAGGAGGTCCCTTCGAAGGTAATGGCCATCGAAGAGAAGGATATCGCCAAATACGGGCAGCTGCAGGCGATCATCCAGGACGATGAGGTGAAATCCGCCGCGGCCGCGCGTCAGTTGGTCCGAAGCAGACTCCGGGGAATCCGGGAGACGATCACGGTAAACGCTCCGGACATCAACACAATTCGCGCAGGAGATGCCGTCATCCTCGGTTCGTCGAAGCTGCTTGTGATTTCGGTCAGCCGGGAGCTCGGCAATCCGGGAAGCATGATGCTGGAGCTTGGGAGCTATGACGATGTAAAAAGGAGGTTTTATCTTGAGTAAAGACCCCTATGGACAATTGGCATCCTCCTTACTGTCTTCCTTCCATAAGCAGACCCGCCAAGCGATCGGCGGAGTGGGAGCCGTACTCGGCACGATAACTTCGACCGGACTCAAGCTGGATGATTTCAAGCATGAGCTGCAAGAGTATATGGTTGCCGAGCTTCCGGGCCAATTGTCGCTGCCTCGCCGAACCGTAGAAGGAACGATCAGCGGAGATGGCGGCAAGACGGCAGTCTCTTTGGAAATGGAGGAAACGGAAGTGGAGGAGGCACTCTGGAAGCTGAACCAAGGATTACAGCCCGGTGATCGAGTGCTGGCGGTACGCGTCAACGGCGGCCATGACGTCGTCGTGGTGTGCAAGGTGGTGAGCGGCCATGGCTAATTTGTTCCCCGAAACGGAGGACATGATCTGGACCGATTCAGTTGGGCCTGAAACGTCCGAAGATCACGGGGCCGTTTTTGGGCGGAGCTGGCGGTTTGATTTTGAAGCCGGAGAATTTGTCATGACCCCAACCCGAAAATTGGTTGCCGCGGATGAGAAGGATGCATGGGTCGTCTGGTGTGAAAAAACGATTCGAACTCCCCGCTACCGGCATTTGATCTATTCTCGCGGCTATGGCAGTGAATTGGAGGAGCTGATCGGCAAGGGGCATGGCCGTCCGTTATTGGAGAGCGAAATCCGGCGGATGGTATCCGAAGCGCTGCTGGCGGATGCCCGCACGGAGAGCGTGGATCAATTCCAGTTTGAATGGGAAGGGGAAGCCTGCCGTTTTAGCTGCCGCATCACGAGCGTACGGGATGAGACGGAAATGATAGAAAGCGTGGTGATGACCTGATGGCCGATGTGCCGATGTATTTGCAGGAACAGACGGAAGAGAACATTTTGAACCGCATGCTGGCAAAAGTGCCTTCGGATATCGATAAATCCGAGGGCTCTTTTATTTGGGACGCGCAGGCGCCGGTGGCGTTCATGCTGTCCGAAGCGGCCCTGTGGGCGCAGGAGCTGCTTCGCCGAGGATTTGCCAGCACGGCGGCCAGCGACTCCCCGGATATCCGCTCAGCCGAGCTGGATCTTCGGACCGCCGAGCATGGCGTCACAAGACGCGACGCGGTAGCTTCATCGGGAAGTGTCGTGTTTACGGGGAAACCGGGCACGAATGTCCCGAAGGGAACGTATGTGGCAACGCCGGCAGACGAGACGACAGGGGAGTCCTCGGTAGAGTATGTCACGACAGCGAGTGTCACGCTAGGACAGGACGGCACCGGCTCAGCCCCGATCCGTGCCGTAACTCCAGGGAAGAGCGGCAATGTGCCGGCAGGGGTCATCCAGCTGATGATGACCTCCGTCAGCGGCGTCACGTCCGTGACGAATCCCGAGCCGACGCGAAGCGGCACTGATATTGAGACGGATCAGTCGCTGCTGGAGCGATTTTACGCAAAGGTCCGAAGCCAGGGGACCAGCGGCAACAAAGCGCAGTATATGCAGTGGGCCAGCGAAATACCCGGCGTCGGCGGCGTGGAGGTCGCTCCGCTGTGGGCCGGACCGGGGACGGTCGGCCTCTATTTGCTGGACACGGACAAGCGGGCGGCTAGCCAGGAGATCGTGGATGCCGTCCAGCAGCATATCGACCCGACGCAGGATGGACAAGGGGAGGGGACGGCCCCGGCAGGTCCTATCGTCACCGTCATGCCGGCCGAGGAAGTCGAGATTCATATCTCGGTCAAGGTGCAGCGCACTCAGGAACAGCCGTCCACGATTGAGGAAATCCGGGCGCTGATCGAGGAAGGGGTCCAAGCTTACCTGCAGCAAATCGCGTTTAACCGGAAGGATCCGCTTGTCCGGTATACACGTATTGCCGCCGTGCTGCTGGATATCCCGATCATCGTCGACTATTCGGAGCTGACGATTAACGGCCATGCCGAGCAGCAAAACATCGAAATCGGCTCCGGCCAGGTGGCGGTGCTGGGGGCGGTGAGCGTAAGTGAATAAGGCGAGGATCAACAGCTTGCGGGGACGCGAGCTGTTTTCATATCTGCCGGCTTACTACGAGACGTCCCGCGTCATGCAGTCGGACATGGAGGCCAAGGGGAGCGAGCTGGACGCGCTGTATCAAGCGCTCAACGAAGCCGCGGACCAGTTCTTCGTCCGTACCGCGACTTGGGGGCTCGACCGCTGGGAGGAGGAGCTCGGTATCCCGACGGACCGGGCGAAGCCGATTGAGCAGCGGCGGGCTGTGCTGGAGTCGAAGCTGCGCGGAGCCGGAACCTTCTCCGGCCGGCTCGTCAAGAACGTCGCCGAAGCTTATGACGGCGGCGCGGTCGAGGTTACGTTTCAACCGGGGGAATGGCGATTTACCGTCCAGTTCGTCGACACGCTCGGCATTCCGCCGAACCTGGAGGATCTGAAGGCGGCGATCGAGGAGATCAAGCCGGCGCATTTGGCGGTGGATTATGCGTTCAATTACCTGCTCATCCGTGACATCCATGAGACAATGACCTTGGACGAGCTGGGACAGATGCCTTTAAACAAATTTGCAGGAGGTGCCTGAATTGGCCAGTAACACACCGAATTTAGGATTATTGAAAAAAGACCCGATGACGGATGGCAACGAGACATTCAACATCGAGACGATGCTGAACGAGAACTGGGACAAGATTGATACTGCCGTCGGGAGCTGTGAGGCTGAAATAACTAATTTAAAGCAATCTGGCGTTGACGGGAAAAATCAATTGGAAACCGCCATCATCGCCAAAGAAGGAACGGTTTCCAAGCAAGGGCAGATTGCAACGTTTGAGGAACTCAATGACGGGATTCGTTCCATCCCGACCGGTACAGATACAAGCGACGCAACTGCTGTGGCTGGAGATATTTTGGCATCTAAAACGGCCTACGGTCCTAACGGGAAAATAACCGGAACCATACCTAACCTTACCGGCATTAGAACAGCTACAGGCACGGCTAAATGGCCGGATGGAGCGCTCGCTGTATACCCTGAGAAGGGCTATCAAAAAGGTGGCGCTGGTGATGGAGAAATAAAAGTTACAACTGCACAATTGCAAGAAGCTGAATTAGCGCTTCGTTCCGAAAACATAAAGAATGGAGCCAATATTTTCGGCGTGGCTGGTAAATCTACCATAGTTGATACGGCTGACGCTTTACTCGATCCACAGTATTTGCTTGTTGGTCAATCGGGATATGACGACGGGTTTAAAAAAAACGGGCTGATGCCAAATCGAAGTGCGGAAAACCAACACATGCCGGGTTTAGAACAGACACTGTGGCCTGGGGATCGATATTTTATCCGCCCTCCACATGGCTATTATGACGGAAATACCTGGGTGGCAGCAACAGAGCCTGACTTGAAGCCTGAGAACATCCGCGCAGGTGTTAGGGTAGGTGGACCGGGGGGACCAGTGGGGACTTTTTCTCCAGGAAGTCGTAAGATGGTAACGAATTACCTTCCAGAAAAGGAAATTCCAGATCCTAACACTTGGTTGATCATGGACTTGTTTGTCATACCGCCTAGTAGTAATTATGTAGACGTTTTTACCACTAAAAATAACACAATTGACAAAATAGAATCGTTCACTATGGCGGACGATTATAGCACAATAAAGACCGCAGCCCTAGTCCTTATTGATGAAGCAGGGGTAATGTACACACTAGTGACGACGACATCAGGCGGCGCTGATATCAGGCAGAACCTAACGGGATTTTACATCGCCAGAAAAGAGCGTGCAGGAAGCATGTACAGCAGACCGTTTGTAGGAGATACTGAACCTAACGTTACACCAATGCCAGCGTTCCCTGCTAACTTTAATCTTCTAGGGCAGCTGCGATTCTGTAGTGCCCACATGTACTCGGGAAATGATATGAGGCCTATAGCAAGAGCATACGCCAGAGACTTAGTGGTTGTTACAACTTAAATAACAGTGACTATGGATATGTGCGTCATATACCAGAAAGCATCTGATCTGATTGGGCAAGTTCAGGAAGTCATTCTAGATTTGACGCAAAGATTGACGGTGGACGAGAAGAAAAAACTGTACTACGACTACTACGATCCCGAAACAATTGAAAACAATATATCTGATTTACAACTGGTGAATGCTGATCTGACCAAACGATTGGAAGCCACATCTTTGAGAGTGCCAATGACAAGTCAACAATCTCTTCCCTGGAGGATACCGTGGGGGCACTATTCTTGGAAGTTGCTGTCCTGAACGGAGGTGCTGAGTAAGATGCGGTAATGATAGCCTTTAAGACCTTTGTCACCGCAAAATTTACCTCACCGGAAGAGTACACGCTAATGACAAATGTTGAATATGCAGCATTGGGTGCTACAATTCGTTAGCCATTTTTATAATTATAACCTTAAAAAACATTATCAAGTGGTGTCTGATCTTTCGTAGAGATGAAAGTTGCAATTACTTAGCAATACTAAGCACATTATTTTGTTTCATTAACATTCGTTCTAATTTCACCTTACCGAAAGGAGCACCCCCATGCTAACCCAACACATCACGGATGCCCTGGCATCCCGACTAAACAGCTCCTTCCCCGGCATCCCCCTGATTTCCAAAGAGGATGCCGTTCCTATACCAGAACCACCCTACCTCCATACCGAGCTGGCGCTAGCCGAATTCGAGCCGATATCGCAACGACGATATGCGGCTCGTTTTCGTTTCAACATCTTGTACGTGCCTGCGGCGGGGCAGTCCGTGGCAGGGATCATGGACAAGATGCTGGAGAGCTTGACGGAGCTCGAAGCGGGCGGCCGGCCATGCCGGGCGGCGGCGGTCGCATGGGAGCGGCCGGAGCGGGAAGAAGCTGCGGCGGAAGAAGGATGCTTCCGCGCAGAGTATGTTATTCAGGTATCTTCGGATTCAGCCGAATCCGTTCCAAAGATGCAAACCTTACAACAAGGAGGCGGTTTGAAATGAGCAAGAAACAGGCAGCACCGGCGTTTACGAAACACCAGCTGGTACAGTCCCAGCAATTCAGCAACCGGGAGAAGGATGTGCTGAACGCCATACTGGCAGAAGAGACGACGTACACGGTCCAGCAAGCGAAAGAACAGCTTACCACATTTTTGAAAAAGGAGGTCATTTAAATGGCCGGAGGAACATGGACAACACCTAACAAAGTAAGACCTGGGGTATACACCCAAATCACATCGCAGGAGCAGCCGATCGGACGCGTCGGCGAACGCGGGATCGCCGCGCTGGGACTCTCGCTTCCATGGGGAGAGCCGCATAAGCTCCTCGCCATCAACCCAGGCAGCAATCTGCTGGAGGTATTGGGCTACGATATCACGTCGCCTCAGCTGCTGCTGGTAAAAGAAACGCTCAAGCGGGCAGGAACGCTTCTGCTGTACCGCCTGAACAGCGGCGTTCAAGCTGCAGGAGCCGTAGCAGGGCTTAGCGTGACCGCTCGGCATGGCGGGGAGCGCGGCAACGATATCCGCATCGTGATCGAGAACGCGGTCGATGATGCGGGCAAGTTCGTCGTCAGCACCCTGCTGAGCGGCAAAGCCGTGGACAAGCAGCTCGTTACGAACGCCGAGGAACTGCAGCCGAATCTGTATGTAACCTTCGCGCCGGATACCGGCGATTTGGCCGCAACGGCAGGATTTGCACTGACAGGCGGCGCGAACGGGACCGTGACGAACCAAGATCATGTCGATTTTCTGGCTGCGCTTGAGGTTCAAGACTTCCAGACGGTGGGGTTGGCTTCGGACGACGCTACCCTCAAATCGCTGTATACGGCGTTCATCAAGCGCTTGCGCGAGCAGGAAGGCAAGAAGGTGCAGGCCGTGCTTCCGGATTATCCGGCGGCGGATTACGAAGGCATTATCAGCGTGAAAAACGGCGTTGTCCTCACCGACGGCACCATCGTGGACAAGATTAAGGCGGTTGCCTGGGTGACGGGCGCCACGGCTGCTGCAGCCGTTAATGAGTCTCTGACGTATGCGGCTTATGATGAAGCGGTTGATACCGATATTCGTCTGAGCCATACGGAAATTGAAGAAGCTTTGACGAAGGGCGAATTCCTGTTCAGCTACAGCGGCGGTAAAGCCGTGGTAGAGCAGGACATTAACAGCTTTACGTCGATCGAGCCGGCCAAGGCGCGCCATTTTTCCAAAAACCGGGTGGTCCGCGTTCTGGACGGCATTGCGAACGATCTGAAGCTGATCTTCGAGCAATCCTACATCGGCAAAGTCGACAACAATGTGGACGGCCGAACGCTGTTCTGGGCAGAGTGCGCGGCGTATTTCGCTTCCCTGCAGAATATCGGGGCGATTCAGAACTTCAACGCGAATGAGGATATTGTGGTGACGCCAGGTACCGAGGGTGACGTGCTGTTCGTCGATATCAAGGTTCAACCGGTCGATGCAATTGAAAAAGTATACATGAAAGTGAAGGTGGTCTAAGATGGCATTTTTACGTGCAAGCGATACGATTTCGGGACAAGAGGGCAAGGCATTCGTCAAGATTGGCGACCGTATGGAGGAAATGTTTTATATCAAAACGCTGGAAGCTACGGTGGAGAAAGAGAAGGCTGAGCTGAAAACGATGGGCCAGCGCGCCGTCCAGCATAAGGCGATCGGCTGGAAGGGCAGCGGCACGATGACCATCTATTATGTCACCTCGCTGTTCCGCGAGCTGATGATGGAATATATCCAGACCGGACAGGACGCTTATTTCATGATCGAGGTCCGCAACGAGGATCCGGGCTCGTCCACCGGACGGCAGACGGTCATCCTGGAGGGGGTCAACCTCGACAGCGTCATCATGGCTTCCCTGGATACCGAAGCGGAGGCGCTGGAGGAAGAAGTGGCGTTTACGTTTGAGAACGTGCGGATCGAAACCCCGTTCAACCCATTGGCCTAATACGAACAAACAAGAGGAGGAAGGAAAATGAGCGATTTTAGCATGTTTTTTGCGGGTCAGTCGCCGGCGGAGATCACGGAGGAATTCGTGGTCTCCATTCGTTTCAAGGATGCGGAGGGCAAGCCCGTTCCGTGGAAGCTGCGCAGCATTACGGAGGAGGAGAATCAAGAGTGCCGCCGTGCCGCCACCCGGAAGGTGAAGGGCAAGAACGGCGTGTATACGCCGGAGATCGATCCGAATGACTATATGGCGAAGCTGATGGTGACAAGCGTCATTTACCCGGATTTGAAAAACAGCGAGCTGCAAAAATCGTACGGCGTGCTCGGCGCGGAATCCCTGCTGCGCAAAATGCTGCTACCGGGCGAGTTTGCGGCGCTCGGGGAGCGCGTGCAGGCCCTTAACGGCTTTGACCGCGATATGAACGAGCTGGTGGATGAAGTAAAAAACTAATCAACGAGGGCGACGGCGACGCGAACTATGCGTACTACGCCCTCCACGAACTGCACATTCTTCCTCATGAGCTCATGGCGATGACGGTCCGGGAACGGGCCGCCATCTATGCCATGATCTCGATGCGGGTGGAGAAGGAGAAGCGGGAGCGGATCCGGAAGCGAAGATAGATTTTAGAAGAAGGGGGTGAGGGAATGGCGAGTGTGGGAAACCCTGCATTTTTTCTTAGTCCAGCCCTAATCAGCCGAGTTACGGGACTTGTAAACGGTATGAATCAGGCTTTTAATCAGGTGAATAACGTGATCACTGCCTCGACGAACGCAATGCAGAATTTGAATAACCAAATTGTTAACGGTGCCCAGCAGGCAAGCCAGCTGAGCCAAGTAATGGATTCGATGAAAAAAGCGTACTCCCATATGCAGTTCGTCGTAGAGACCGTGATTGTTCCAGCGGCGGAGGATCAGGCGCTTAAGGATCTATTCAAGATCAGGGTCGGCAATCCCGAGGTCGGTACGGCCATGTTTGAAACATTCAAAAAGGATGCTTTATCCGCCGGTGTGGACGTCAAAGAATCATTGAATAATGCATTAACGTTTATGTCTATGACCAAAAATTCTGATCAGATTTCAGAGCTGAACAACTTTGCAGCAAGGCTGAGCAAGCTGTCACCCGGGGAAAGCAGCTCCACGGACGCAGCATCGGCCATTATGAGTGCGATGCAGGGGGATACTGATGCCTTAGCTGAACAATTTTTAATCCCTGAAGTCCACATGGATTCTTTCAAAAACGAGATCGAAGCGTCAAAGGGGAATTTTGATGCATTTCTTGTTTCAATGGATCAACTGCTTCAGAAAGCGGGAATGACCCAGGAAGGGTTGAACACCATGATGGATTCACCGGTAAACCAGTGGCAGGCGCTGCTTGGGAACGTGAATAATTCATTTTCTCAGATGGGGGCAGGTGCCCTGGAGTCGCTTTCCCCAATTCTTGATATGCTGAATGCAGCCTTTGCATCAGGAAGTTTTGAGCCATTTATTTTGATCATTTCGATGGGGCTGACCTTAATAGCACAGCTATTTTTATGGGTAGCCCAGATTGTGCCGCCGGCATGGGAATTCCTGAAGAATGCCATCTCATCCGTCGGATTTGTGCTATATCCGTTAATAGCTGGGATTTTATTATTGCTCAGCATTTTTACAATTGGAAAAGTCTTGACTACCGTATATTCGACGGTTGTTAATATCCTGTCTACAGCCTTTAAAGGTTTATGGGCCGTAATGAACGCGAATCCAATCATGAGGATTATTTCGTTGATTATTGGCATTGTCACGGTTATTTTGACTTTAATGTCGGCTTCGCAAGGCGTTAAACAAGCGTTTAGCAATGCTTTCGGATTTATTGTCGACTTGGCTCAGAATACGGTGAATACCGTTATCAAAATTATCAATGGCATCTTAAACGGGGTTAACAAAGTTACTGGGTTCTTCGCGAATCTGCTTGGGGTAGAGGCTAAAAAAATCGAATTAATTGAATATCAGGCTGATTATTCTGGCTTTAAAGAAGCCGGTCAGGATGCCATCGAGGAATTCTCCATGGACAACCTCAAGAAGAAATTCATGCCGGAGCTTGATATGGGGCCAAGTTACGAGGACCTCCTCAAACAAAACAACGCCGGCAAAACCGGCTACGACGTCGCTTATCCTAAACCCGCCCCGGCTCCAGCCATGCCCGCCACGCCTGCGATGCCTGCTATGCCGGCGGCGCCGGTGCCGGTCGCCCCTGCGGGCGGCAGCATCGACTCTATCGGTCAGGTGAACAACACGGTTGACGTAGCGAGCGAGGATCTCAAAGTGATGCGCGATTTGGCCGAGGTGAACGCGATCAGCAACATGATCACGTTAACGCCGACGGTTCAGATGACGACAGGGGATATTAATTCCGGCGCCGATCTCGATACGATTATGTCCCGAATTAACCGGACGCTGGAGGAGCAGTTCGTATCCAGCGCGGAGGGGGTGTATTTGTAGCATGAGCGATTACGGGCTGTTTCTGAGTTTTAACAATCAACAGGAAGTGTTCCGCTTCCCGGTCAATCCGGAACGGATCGAAGTCAAGGACGGCAGTGAGGGAAAATCCTACACGGTGGCCGGACTCGGAGAGATCAACGCGATCCTGTATCCGAAACTGACCGAAATATCGTTTGAAAGCTTTTTTCCGGGACGAACGTATCCTTTCGTCAATACAAGCAAGGATAAGCTGAAACTCCCCATCGATTATGTAAACACCATCAAGGGATGGATGGAAAGCCGAAGACCTGTGCGATTTGTCATGACGGGCCTGGTCCCCGATCCGCTCAGCGGTACGGACAGCGGGAATGTGGTACGGGCGATGAAATCCTTCGGCATCAACATGGCGGCCTCCATCGAGAGCTTCAGCTGGAACACGATGTCCGGTTCGCCGGAGGATATCGAATTTTCGATCACCCTCAAGCGCTATGTATTCTATGGCGCCCGCAAGGTTGTGCCGGCCAAGGACAGCAAGGCGGCTGCGGTGAAGACCAAGGAGCGTCCGGATGACCGGAAGAAGCCGAATTCGTACACTGTTGCCAAGGGAGACACGCTCTGGAGCATTGCCCAAAAGCTGCTCGGCAGCGGCTCCCGCCATACCGAAATCCAAAAGCTGAACGGCATTAAGGACCATGAGGTCCGGAAGCTCGCCGTTGGCCGGGTTCTGAAAATCCCTTAAAGGAGGCGATGGCATGATCGAGCTAATGGTGGACCGGAAGAACGGAAGCGTATGGGATCTCGGGCAGGTCGTCACCGACATCACGTGGAAGACAAGCCGCCAGGCGAAGCCGGCCAGTCTGGATATTCGCTTCGTGAACGATGGTCTGGCGCAGAGCCGGCAATTCCAGATCGAGAACGGCGACATTGTCCGGTTCCGCAAGGATGATAAGGACTTGTTTTACGGTTATGTTTTCTCCAAAGAGTGGGGCATGGATGCCGAGGTGAAGCTCATGGCCTACGACCAGCTGCGCTACCTGTCCAGCAACGCTACCTACCGGTTTACCAACGCCAAAGTGGAGGATATTATCCGCAAGATTGCCAAGGACTTCAATTTGAAGACAGGGACGCTGGCCGATACGGGACATGTCATTCCCGCGATGCTGGAGGCGGACAAGAAGCTGATCGATATCATCTGCAAAGCGCTGGACGCGACGCTGATGGCCACCAAGCAGTACTATATGTTTTACGACGAGTTCGGAAAGCTGACGCTCAAGAACATCAAGGACATGCTGCTGATGCTGGCCGTTGGGGAAGACAGCCTGATGACGGATTTTTCCTATAAAAAGAGCATCGACAACGAAACGTACAATCGAATTAAGGTTGTGCGCGATAACAAGCAGACCGGGAAGCGGGACGTCTACCTCTATCAGCACGGAGAGAACATCGCCCAGTGGGGCCTTCTCCAGCTGTACGAGGTTGCCGATGAGAACATGAATCCGGCGCAGCTGAAGCAGCTTGCCCAAAATTTACTGGAGCTGAAGAACAGGGAGCAGCAGACGCTCTCTATCGAGGCGATCGGTGATCTGCGCGTTCGGGCAGGGAACACGATTTACGTCAATCTCCCCGGCGAAGGCTTGAAGCCGTATCTCATCGATGAGTGCTCGCACAAGTTCTCGGACGGGACGCATACGATGTCGCTGAATATGAAGGTGGTGTAAGTCATGATGCTGGATATTATCAAAAAAGCGAGCCTGAGCGCCGTGGGAAGCACGAATCCCGTATCGGTGCTGTATGGCACGGTAACATCTGTGAATCCTCTGGAGGTGAACGTGGATCAGCGTTTCAGCCTGACGGAGGATTTTTTAGTGATCGGAGAGTCCATGACGGAGTACAAACTGAATATTGACGGTCAGGACGTGCTGATCCGCAAAGGGCTTGAGCTCGGAGATACGGTGCTGCTGCTCCGTTATCAGGGCGGACAAACGTATCTTGTGCTGGATCGGCTGGTGAAGCCGTCATGATTCCGCAGGGAGGCACGATTCAACCGGATACCGAAGTGGTGGAGAGTCTGGACCAGCCGAGTTTGACCTACCGATTGAACCTGCAGGAGGGGACGTTGTCAGGTCAAATTGATGGACTGGAGGCGATCAAGCAGGCCGTTGCCAAGGTGCTCCAAACCCGCCGCTTCGAGCACCTGATTTATAGCAGCGACTACGGCCATGAGCTGTATGATGTCATCGGTCGTGACCCGCTGTGGGCGTATGCCGAGATCGAGCGGCATATCAAGGAGGCGCTGCTTCAGGACGACCGGATCCTGTCGGTCGACGACATGAATATTTCTTTTGCCGGAGAGACGGCAATGGCGGAATTTACGGTCCGAACCGTATATGGGCCGTTTGCGATGACGAAGGAGGTGAGGGAGGATGTATGAGGATCAGACCTATGAAGCGATCCTGGAACGGATGCTGGGCCGGGTGCCGGATGGACTGGACAAAAGAGAGGGAAGCATTATCTTCGATGCGCTTGCCCCAGCCGCTGCGGAGCTTGCGCAAGCTTACATTGAGCTGAGCTCCTCCATGAACTTCAAGTTTGCCGCCACGGCTTCCGGTGAGTTTTTGGACCGGAGCATCGCCTGGTCGGGACTGACGCGTAAGCAGGCCACGAAAGCGCGGCTGCGCGGACGTTTTATAGGAGAACAAAATCGACCGGCAGAGGTTCCGATAGGGAGCCGTTTTTCGCTGGATGCGTTAAACTACACGGTCATTGGCCGGCTGGATGCGGGGGAATATGTGCTGGAATGCGAAACGGCCGGCAAAGAGGGCAACAGGAGGTTTGGCACGCTTCTGCCGCTTGAGTATATCGAAGTCTTGGTGAAGGCGGAGCTGCTCGAATTGCTGGCACCCGGGGAAGATACCGAGTCCGATGAGGCGTTGTATGATCGTTACCGGGAAAAAATCTCCCGACCCGTCACCAGCGCGAATCGAAATCAATATGAGCTGTGGGCGCGGGAGCAGGCCGGCGTTGGCAAAGCCAAAGCCTTTCCGCTATGGGACGGGCCGGGAACGGTCAAAGTCGTTCTGCTGGACAATGAGATGAGATCGCCCGCGCCAACTATTGTAGAAGCTGTGCAGCAGTACATCGACCCCACGATGGACGGGATGGGCGAGGGAGCCGCTCCCGTCGGATCGGTTGTGACGGTGACCGGGGCGGTTGAAGTGCCTGTCAACATTGAGGTGCAGGTGACTCTCCTGGATGGCGCGGGCTTCGACGGCGTCCAGCAAGCGATTGAGCAGGGCGTTCGGCAGTATTTGAAGGACCTCGCCATGACGGATCCACTGGTCCGGTATAACCGGATTGCCAACGTCATCCTGGATATTCCCGAAGTGATCGACTACGAGGTGTTGACCGTCAACGGAGGGACCGAGAGCGTCTTGATTGAACCGGAAGCGGTCGCCGTACTGGGGACGGTGACGGTACGATGAGCAAGGCAGAGGTCTGGGTGGGATATCTCCCGTCCTTTTATCACGGCATCCGGGACATGAAAGCCATCGCCAATGCGGAAGGAGCTGAGCTGGACAAGCTGGATGAGAGTCTGGTGGATATGATCGATCAGTACTATCCGGAGACCGCGACCTGGGCGCTGTCCCTGTATGAGCAGGACCTGAGCATCCCGGTGAACCCGTCCAAGCCGCTCGAGCATCGGCGCTCGGTCGTCATTTCGAAGATGCGGGGAAGCGGCAAGGTGTCCGCTAGCATGCTCAAAAATGTCGCCCAAGCCTACGAGCGGGGCAGCATCGAGGTTTCTGTCCAGCCGGCCGAGTACAAGGTGACGATTCATTTCAGGGATACCCTCGGCATTCCGCCGAATTTGAGCGATCTTCAATCGGCGATTGAAGCGATCAAGCCGGCGCACATGGCCGTCGACTATGCGCTGCGTTACCTTACGATCGCCGAGGTGGAGGGCATGACGGTGGAGCAGTTAACGGCTACGACGCAAGACAGATTGTTGGGAGGAGGAGCATAAATGACGAATCCGGTAACACCGAATATCGGGTTGAACAAAATCGATCGGACGTCGCCGGCAACGACGTATTTCGATCTGGAGAAATATATCGACCAGAACGCGGACACGGTCGACCGCTTCGCCGGTGAAGCGAGCCAGGCCATCGAGGCGCTGCAGCAGCGTCTGGATACCGAGGAGCGCCGGGAGGTCGTGCTGCAGCCGGGGCTGCAGATCGTGAATGAGGAGCGCAGCGCACCCTTTTCGCTGAGCGGGATTAAGGGGCGGACGTTGGTGAATTTGTTGGGGCGGGATGGTAACTGTGAAAATGTTAGCAGATTTACTCCATGGCAAGCGACTCTAGCAGCCGAAACAGTTAATAAGACACAAGGCAATCAATCGTTAAAGATAACGACAACAGCAACGCCCGGCGGATCAGGTGCATTAACGGGGTTCCCGGTTAAAGAGGGGAGTTATTATCTTATTGTTGCAGAGGTCAGGTTGGGATCCGGGACGTCGATTGGGGCGTACCTTAACGGTTTGGCTTACAGCAAAGGTAATACGAACTCTACCGACACCACAAAATTTAAAACCGTTTGGAAAGCGTATAGCGTGAGTGCTGCCGCTACGGTTTACGCAGTGGGGGAAGTCGTCGGACCTTCTGGAAGCGTAGGTTATGTGGACGCCATTCGTGTCTATGAGATCTCCGCAATTGATTACGCCGCACTCGACGGCATGACGCCGGAACAAATCGCCGCCAAGTATCCATACGTCGATAGCCTACAGCCTGTCCGTAATCCGTATGTGCTCCGGTACGGGGAGAATCTGCTACCGCCGTTTTATGAGTGGGCGCGCGGTAGCCAAACAAATGTTATTTCACCGTACGCATTAAATTTGAATGCCATTGAAGCATTTCATATAACGACTTGTGAAGTTCCTTTCGTAATAGGTCAATCTTACACCTTAACTGCTACATTCTCAGGTGATGTAGGGGGATATATTCATGTTAGAGGATATGACTCTTCGGGCGCGATTAATAGTCTCGATATAACCACTTCACAGTCAAAAATAGGGATAAACGTCCTTAATTACACTGTACCTGAAGGCACAGTTTCTATCGTTGTTATATTTACTAATACGAAGGTCGGAGTATTTAATGTTAGTAATCCTATGCTTACGCTCGGCTCCGAAACCAAACCGTTCAAACCACGCGAAGACTCCATGCTCGCGATGCAAACGGACTTATACGCTGATCCGGTTAATGGCGCTAATGCTGACGAAGTGTTCGAGAAGGATGGGCAGTATTTTAAGCTGGCGAAGTGGAAGGGAAACGCATTAGATGGTTCATTGTCGTATGTAGTTCTTAACAACTATACCGGGTTTAAACGTGTGGCTGTTCCGGTCGGACAACTGCCTTTACCGCTAACCTTACAAAAGTATTGGGCAACTAAGTATCAAGGAAGTTTACTGAGTCTGATTGATACGTCGACGAGGGTAGATGCAGTGGACTATTCAGATACTCATGGCTGGTTGTTGTCTATTTCCAACACAGACAGCGGTTGGGGCGACAACTACACGCCGACAGCCGACGAGATTAAGGCGTATTTTATAGGCTGGAAGATGTATGACGCCGCAGCTAATGCATCTTCTGTTTATAACGGTTCTGGCGGTAAGGCATGGGTAAATCTAGCCAAGTTCGTCAAAGGAGATCATTCGGAATACACAACAACGATACCTACCGTTCCAGCAGTAGAGTACACGCCATATCAACTCGTATACCAACTCGCAACGCCAACGGTCGAACCTATCGTTTCCGAAGGCATGCTGACGTTTAACGAAGGCGATAACCAGATCGAAGTTGGAACGGGAATAGTGGTACGGGAGAGTGTGAAACCTGTCGTTTGGTCGAATGGTTACACGTGGATCAACGGGAGAACTATTCCTAGCTATCCTCTGAAAAATAGGCCGAGTAAAATACTAACTATTTACAAAAACGCGAGGCAAAATACCGGATGGCGTTATGAACCCGTAGATTCGGGATTTCAAGATATACACGGACTCGTGCAAGCAAGGATTGAAAATAGTCTCTTTGATACATCCGCTGCCTATTCTGCCACGTACCTAATGATGGACACGTCGCCAATCGTCCCATTCACCGGATCGTACGCAGCAAACGAAAAGATGATGCTCCAAGAGCTGACGGACACCGTGCAGCAGAATGCGACCGCTGTATCCGTGCTGATGAATAAGAAGGCGGATAAGGACTCAGCAGGATGGATTACGCCGACGTTGCTGAATGGAGCGATAAATGTTACAGGACTCCCCCCTGTTCGCATCATGAAGGATTCAATGGGATACGTACACATACAGGGGGCTATAAAACCAATGAATATGTCAGTCAGCACCGTGTTTAAACTGCCAAAAGGGTATCGCCCAGGTGTGCTGAATGTACTTATCGTAGCTGGGTTGCCAACGGATAGCGGCGATGTATACACGCGCATTAACATCGATCCCAATGGTGACGTTGTGTTCGTGCCGACCAATAATCCTAATCATTGGGTCTCGTTCTTTAACATACCGCCGTTTCTCGCTGAACAATAGAGGGGGGATTATATGAAAGCCGTACCTAAGGTAAATATTGACGGCCTCTATCTGGAGGACGAACTCGTGGACGATACCTTTACCGGTGTCGTCCCTTTTTATTCCCCGGTTCTACCCATTTCCAATGGACCGGAGCATCTAGATACAGTTATCAATATCTCGAATGCTAGCACCGGAGATGAACTAGTCGACCGGGAACCGGCAGGCTATATCGTCGGCATCCCGGTTCCACCCGGTCTCTTCCACCCGCGCTTCGATCTTGAGGCGTGGCGGGAATACGAGGACTCGATCCTAGCAGCGGAAGCCGCCTATCAAGAGGCGATGAGGGCATGGAACTCCACTCCAGAGGAGGAGCGGGGCAACCGGCCGGTCTTGAACATTCCACCGATGCCCGCCCTATGGATCGAGGGGCTAACCCCCGAGGAGATTGAGCGAATCACTGCACCCCAGCCGCAAGCCCCAAGCGAGTTGGACTGGCTGGGCACAGAGCTGGTAGCACGGGAATTGGAGATGCTGGAGATTCGCCGGCAAAACGAAACACTCGGCGCGCAAGTCGTAGGGCTGGAGCTACGTCTGCTGTCGCTTGAAGGCAGTCCATCCGAAGGAGGGGAAACGTATGTTTGAGAATGATTTTGAACGCTTGAAATATTACTACGAAAAAAGGTGGGCGCAAAAGCCCCAGCTTCGACAGTACGTAGCGTTTGGCGTCATCACGCCAGAGGAGTACGAAGCCATTACAGGGGAGGCTTTTTGATCTTCTAAGAGTTTCGATCAGAATCCAAGACTTCAACGGAGAAGGCGGAATGCTGCTGGAGAAGCGAAGCGTTCGCCTTTGTCCCCGGATTTTAACCTTGCTTAAAAGTCTTCACAAAAATCCGGGGACAACAGCGATCGGAGGCAGGATCCGCATGCGCAGTGCTGTTACGCCAACAAAGGCGAGGCAGGATCCGCATTCGAAGTGCTGATACGCCAACAAAAGGTGGAGGCAGACTCCGCAAGCGCAGTCCTGATAACCAATCAATTAGCTTCTTAGAGCCACATTCCTTTCAAGCCCTCGGCCGCCGAGGGCTTTCTCATCCCTTCAACGATAAAAAGGAGGAACGATTATGTATGAGCACATCGGTCAACTGTTTAAGATGCTGGTGGCTGGGACGGGTGCCGTAACCGGGTATGTCTGGGGCGGCTGGTCCCTGCCGCTGCATTTGCTGCTGTGGTTCGTGGTGATCGACTGGCTGACCGGCTGGGGGGCGGCCTGGATGAATGGCGAGCTGCGGAGCCGGAAGGGCTACGCCGGCATCGCCCGGAAAATCACGATTTTTCTCATCATCGCGTTAATGCACCTGGTTGACCGGGTGCTCGGCGAGATGAACTATTTTCAAAACACGGTCATCTTCTTCTACCTGGCCAATGAGCTGCTGTCCATTCTTGAGAATGTTGGGCGGATGGGCGTACCGATTCCGCAATCGCTGCGTAATGTGGTACAGGTCTTCCAGATCAAATCGGAGGAAGGTGAGAAGAAAACCGCTGGGAAAGGAGACAAAAAGGATGAAGCCTCATGA